CTCTCACGATATTTACGGAGCAAATGCTCCGCTGCTAAGATATAATCCATCTATTTAATGTAGTTATACCAAAGAAGTCCTTTAGTTTGTCCGTAAGCTGCTTTCACTTTAGCTTCTTGACCAACTACGTTACCTTTTTCATCCGTATTCACTTCACCTGCAGTAACAGACTGTGTTCTAGTGTTATCAACCATTGCTGGTTCACTAGGCTCAGGTCTGTTCACCTTTTTAGAGGGTGACGGATATTTTTTCATACCATCGAAATAATCACGCATCAGTTATCTCCGTTTTGTTTTCGAGTATCTCGAACTGTCTTAACTAATTCAGTATAGGCTTTGTCTGCATCTACTTTAGTTTTTTGCTCTAGTTCTTGTAAGTCAATAGCTGCTCTGGTGTCTTCTTTTCTAGCATCCGCTTCAATTTTTTCTCGCTTAATCGTCGCGTCTAGTTCAGCTTTAACCATTTCAACTTCTTTATCCCGCAAATCTTCTTGCTCTTTCTGCATCAACTGTTCTTTTTCAAGTTGTAGTTGCTTCTCGAACATTTCACGTTGTGGGTCTTGTTGTGCCATCGCCTGAGCTTTTGCCATTGCCTGAGCCTGACCCGTAACTTGTTGTGTTGCTTGTGCTGCCATCATAGCGATTTGATTCATAACCTCTGGAGGCATTTGTCCATCTTCCATAGCTGGAAGCTGTTGTCCCATCGCCTGCTCTATCTGTTGTCGATACAACATCGACTCATGCTCTTGAATATTTGCGCCTATAGATTGCATAGCAATAGGGTTTTTCTGTACCATTGGGTTCTGCATAAAAGCACCATGGGCTGTAATATATGCTTCATGGTTTTGAAACGGATAAGCCTTTATTGGCTTGCCTGTCATAGATGCCTGTTGGTCACTGATAGGATCCCGTGGCGGAACCTCCTGTTCTGGAGGTAATATTGCATCAATATCCTTTATATTTAAGGCTAGATACATTTTACGGTAAGACTCTTTTAAATCATGTAACTGAGGCGCTGCTTGCGCCATTTGTAGTTGTGTTTGAGCTAAAGTTATTCTTTGAGTCATACTGAAGATATTTGGGTCACTTACCGGTACAACATCGACAGAATTATCAAAATCCTCTTTAAAAACGTTTTCTGACGCCCCTTGTACTTGATAAGGGTACTCAGGAGGTAAAAATTCACCAAAAACTCTTTTTAAAATCTTAAACTCGGTTCTTTGGGCATAATGCAACCTTTTATGGATTGCAGACATAACTCGCTGCCCTTTTTCCATTAAAGCTACCGTTGTACCAACAGGAGCTTGTGAATTACCGTCTCCTGTAGGATCTTCTACAGTAGCTGCAAATCTTTTGCCTGAATCAACCAATGCGCCTAATAAAGACGTTAAAGTGTTGCTTGGCTCTTTGTAAGGTAAAGGCAAAAACGCATCTTGTAATCTTCCTCCCGGAGCATCAACATCTCGCCATTCTCCGGGCTGTAATGGGTCATCATGACGCTGAATATTCAATCCACGTGATTTAAACCCTGCTGGAAGGTTAGAAAGTGTCCCTGCGTCTATTAATTGGCGTAAAATCGCTGTAACTGACTTAGTTAAGCCGCCCATCATATGAATTAGCCCAAAACCGTAAAAACCTAGTCCCGGAAGAAACTTATAATGAGTAAAATGCTCAATTTTCTTCTTCATAGGGTCTTTTTCGTTGTAATTTGGCCTAATTGCAAGAATTTTGTTGTTATCTTTGCAAATAGTTACAATATAAGGCAACGCTACGCCTGTTTCTTCCCCGTTTTGGTCTGTATCTTGGTATCCTTCTAAATCTAAACCAACATGCATCTCTAATAACGTATATTCCTCATCACTAATGGTTCTAGTAAGCCCTTGTAGCTCATCTATTTTATCATCAACGTCAGTTGTGTCCTGTACTCCTCCCGGAGACGACATTTCCATGTCTTTATAGAAACCAGAAAGCTGTAACTTACGTAATTCGTTTTCATTCATATGAATTACGTGAGTAATCCGGGGTGACGTCAGTAAATCAACCGCATAATAAGGAACAACTAAATCTTCTGACTTAACAAAACGCGCTACTGCACGTCCAACTGAAGGATCGTAGTAAACTTTTTTAAAGGCTGAACCAGATAACGGTAAATAAAACAATAATTGATCCATTTCTGGGTCATATTCTTCCATTTTATACGTTATTTGGTAATTCATGAAGTTTTTAACACGATTCGCTTTTGCTAACTTAGCGTTATCGGTCATTCCTAAAACTTCCGTATCTACAGGACCACCAGCGGGTAACATTTCCTTATAAGCTTGCGCTTGAAACTGTGTTACTGCTTCTGCGAGTATCGGATGGTGAACTCCCGAAGCTCCAACAAAAGGCTGTGACCTAGAATCAGAGTTAATTCCTAATAAATCTAACCCTTCTGTGTATGTTTGAAACCAATCGTTCCTAGACTCTAGGTCGTCTTCGTAGGAACCTACTAATTCTGTAGAAATTGTGTTTAATTCTCGGTCATCTAAAGTTTCTGCTAAGTTTTCTCCAAACTTAGAAACCTCTTCATTAGAAAAATCACTGCCGCGAATAATTGAACCATCGGGTTGAAGAAAAAGCTCAGTTTCTTCCTCCGGTTGTTGTATAATTTCTAGTTCAATTGCTTCTTGGGAATTAGGAACTGCAGAAATTAGTTGTCTTTCAATAGCCATATCGCCAAATCATAGTCTGATTTTCATTAATAATAAACTCTCTGGCCTCCATAATGCCTTTCCTCTTCAAAATAGTCACTGGTTAGTTGTAAAAAACCACCTTCCCTAAACCGGGCTAAGGCTAAAGTTGTAGCATCAACAAGATCATCGTTCTCGCCTCCTGGAAAATCTGAAACTTCTTCCATTAATTCCTCACCGAAACGATTATCAGGAACCCAAACTCGTCCATCCTGAAAAATAGGAGACACAGAATTTAACCTAGCAATCTTATCTTGACCTTTTCCCGGAGAAAAAGTGTTAACAGGAATACCTACTCTGCGTAATTCTTGTACTAAAGGAAGCCCACTAGCTTTAGCCTCAACAATTACAGTATCCGGGTTCCAATACTCATACAAACGTAAAGCTTCATGCTTTAATTCAGGGAAATCGAAACGCTCTTTTATACAATCTATCAAAATTAGATGCGCATCATCCCCTTGGTATAAGTCTTCCCCAATTTTCCCTTCGGGATAAAAAACTCCCCACGTTGTTACCGCAGTAAAGTCAGCCCTTTCTGACTTTAAAAAAGCCGTATCATAAGATTGGATAATGTAATCACATTTAGGCGGTTTGTTTTCCTCCCAAATCTTAAACCAATCTTTAGGGATAATTGAAATACCCTCACCTGTCGGCCTTTGCATATACTGCGCAGCCCATTTAGAAGGACTAACTGAAGCTTTAATACTTTCAAGTTCTTCTAACTTCCAATATTCTTTCCAAAGCGGATTCCCTGAAGGTAGAACTGCAGGAAATTCTATAATTTTCCATTGATCTGCCCCTTCATCCTGAGCCATTTTTCTAGTTAACCGACCCGTGAGATCTTTTTTATTCCACCGCGTCATCACAATAACGATTGCGCCTCCGGGCTGTAATCTTTGTCGCGGTCCAGCCATGAACCATTCATACGCTTCGTCCATCGCTTTATCTGACATCGCATCCTGCTCTGAATGAGGATCGTCAATAATGAACAAATCCGCACCCCTACCCGCTAATGCACCTCCAATACCCGCTGCGTAATATTCCCCACCTTTATTAGTTAACCACTTACCCGCAGAACGACTATCCGCTTTTAGCTCAGTTTCAGGAAATAAGGTTTTATACTCCTCACCATCAATTAAATCTCTGACTTTTCTACCAAAATTAATAGCAAGATCCGCTGTATGGGTGGCTTCTATAATTTTTAGTTTAGGATTTTTACCTAATAAATACGCAGGAAACAAATGAGAAGCAAACTCAGACTTTGTATGTCTGGGAGGCATATTAATAATTAAACGTTTTAATTTACCACTAGCAATATCATCGAAAGCTTTGGCCATTTTTACATGGTGATCGCCATTAATAAACTCTGCCCAGATAGACTGAACAAAGTTCATGAAGGTACTAGTGGATTTTTCCTGAAACTCTCGTTTTTCCAGTTCTTCTAAAAGAACCGTAAATTCTTTCGCCTCAGCTTTAGTTAAATAAGAAACATCAATATTCTTTAAAGCTCTGAGCTTATCCGCATTACTAGTCATCTAGTCATCTAACCCCCATCGCCATCTATATTGCTGTAACAGCTCATTAATGTCGTCATCCGAACCCAACTGGAACATATCGTCAACATCCTTAGCTGAAAAATCTAGAATTTCAGGATCCCTTAAAATATCAATGAGTTCATCAGAGTAGCCAGTCCCCTCCGGATTATATGTTTGTATGCCTAGATCTTCGATAGTATCAGGCCAGGTAATGCCTCGTTTGACGTTAAGCGCCTGTATTTCATCATCTATCCTTTTTCTACTAGGCCGGTCTTTATAC